TGAATATATCTTAGTTAGATTAAATAAAGATTGTTTTGATTCATCTCTAAATGCGTGCTTTGTTGTACGCGGGAATTGTCTGTAAAATTCATTTAAACTATCTTGATCTGATTTTAAACCTTCTACTTCATTTTCCCAATACTCTATTACACCTTGTGTTATTTTTGTCCCGTGTGGATCTTCAACTGCTTTTTTTGGTGTGTTGAATACAGGTAAGCCATAAGAATCAATGTATCCCTCGTAGTTCCATTCCATAGGTATGAACAAAGAATAGAGTCCTGAGCGAGTCTGTCCATTGGCGTTTCTTTGTGTAACATCTGAATCATTATAAAGCTTTTTAAAATTATCGCCACCTTTGTCTAATGAGTTTGACGTTGATCCCATCATACATTTACCAATTACTCTACTACCTAATCGAAGGGTGGTTTTCGTAACCCTCCAGTTGTTGAGGATGTTGTTCGGCCTTTCCCACTTCCCGGATTCATCATGGACGAGGAGTTTGAGTTTCTCCCCATCGTAGGCGTTATCGCCGGTGTTCTTCCAGTCGATGGTGGTGTCCAAACCGGTAATTTCTTGTATTTTTTCATTGGCTTCAAGCTTTCTACGGGTAAACTTGGAGGCAGGGACTCTGTACGCGAGTTCGGTCTTTGGCCTGTCCATACCGTCCTGGATCGGCTTGAAAAAGAAGGGATAGTTGACGGAAATAGGTACGACCTTATCTGTGAACATCTTTTTAGCATCGGCACCAGATTTGGACAATATGCCGAACCGTGAATCCGTTGATATTGTAGCAAGGTTGACCGATTCAGCTGAGGACATAAATGAAAATCCGCTTCGACGGTTTTTAAGATAACACATTCCATATGACCTGGAATCGGATTTGCATGCTTCCCAAAATATGTAGAATAATCTATTCGATTCTCTAAAGTCTGGTTGCCCGACATCAATCTTACTCCACTGCAAGTACATATAATAAGTGCCAGTAATGTAAGTAGGAACGCCTTTGCTATAAAACCAAAAGCCTTCTTCACGTCGTGTAAATTCTTCATCAATATAGTCATACCATTTTTCTTTAAAATCTAACGGGTATTCTTCCCAGTCAAATACAGATTTAATTTTTTTTAATTCTTTTGGGTATTCAGAATAAGTCCACTTGTCATTTTCAAATTCTACTACATTAACTTCTTTAGGTAAAGCTATTTTTAAATTTTGTATTTCATATACTTCCCCTATTTCTCCTGTCTTACTTATAACGACTATGTCGTGCTCCTCGTTATATCCATACTCCCATTTCTTATACCTATTCATTCTGTTTAGAACTTTAGGTTTAATATGGTCTTTTAATACTTTGTATAAAGTTTGCTCGTACATTATTTAGATCTACCTTCTGCAAAACCTCTAAAAGACTTTTCTTCTTTTGCTTCTTTAGGTTTTTCATTTAACAAATCTTCTTCAGCTTCAATGCGATTAAGTATTTCAAAGCAATCAAATATTGCTAGCTTTTTTGTAGCTGCAGCATTTTTAAGTCTATCTGCGGATATGTCATCGTCAGAATCAACAATAGGCTCTTTTGCTACCTTTATTAACTCTTCAACAGCTATTTGACCAGCTAGGATTATACTCTTCTTCGTTTCCTTTGTGTTCATACTTAATTACAATATCATTTGATTTCATACAATATAAGCGCTTACCTTCAATTAAAAATTCCCATTCTCCGTTAGGTTTGTAACCCACTAAGTCTCCTGGGTTAATATTAAGCGCTTTTAAGAAGCTATTGCCATATTTTAATATACCAATAAGGCTTTGCTCTTTTTCCAATGTTAAAGACTCTTTATCTTTTATCGGTGTTATAAAACATCTGTCGTTAAATGAATGCCAACCTGTTTTATTTTTATATAAATATATTTGGTCTGCAGCACAAAAATATAAGTTATCTTTAAACCAGGATCTGCTTTTTTTCTTATTGCCTTTCATGTCATAAAATGTCCTAAATACATTTTGATGAATAACAATCGTATCACCCGTTTTAATCCCCGTGCTAAAAGCTTTGGGCGTTTCTAAAACTTTAGCTAATCTATTTACAAATTTAAAATCTTCTATACCTGTATTTACAATTAGCTGCTTGTCGCCAACTTTAATTTTATTACTGTACTCATCGCCTAGCGGTTCTACAATAAAGTCGTATATACTTTTCAATACTCCAAGTCATACTCAACGGAAATTGCCATGTTAGAGTTAAATTTCTTCCATGGCATAACCTCGTTGTTTTTTTTAATGTGAATATTATAAGAACCATCAGACTCATTTAATAAAATGTGCGATATCTCGTGCCCACCATAAACTTGTTGGCCAACCGAGTAATGCATTGCATCATTTTTATAATCAGAACCTATACTGATTTTTCTTATATTATTTTCCATCTTCTTCTACTATATCTTCATATGTACCGTCTTGTAGATTTATATTAATCTGACCATACTCTTCTTCTAACTCTTTTTTAGTAGCTTCAATATCTTTGCTTAAAGAGCTAACGTCTTGTAGTACATTTTCTTTTTGCACTTCAAGGACACCAACTGTTCTTAGCATTTCGTTTAGTTTACCTTGCTGCTCTTGCAATGTTTTTAACTGTTCTTCAGTTATCATTGCTTTTACTGTTTCTTCTGCTTTTTTCATAATTGAATTTAATTTAATTGTTTATATTAATATAGTTACCTATATATTAGTTATTTACCGGATACTAAGTTGGTTGCTGTTGTAGCGTTAGATAAAACATAATCTACAACAACAGGAAACCATTCGCCTTGCGGTACATTTTTAAATGTTATTGCTTGAGCAATCCCCGGTAACCCTTTACCAGTGCTTCCTACAGCTCCAACAGGAATTACTTGAAGGTCTTTATTAGTTCCAGTGCTCGTTCCTACATATATAACAGCGCCCTGCAAAGATGCGGCAGCTGTTATTGCATTTGCAGCAACAGGTGTAACCGTCGCTATGTTATTTGTTATAAAGTCAGGTTGATTTGCGTATTGTCCCATTTTTTATTTATTACTTATTGATTTATATTTCTCAAAACCACGTGAACCAAAATAAGCCACGTATACGGTTGTTAATAGTTGTTTTAATAATTCTATCCATTCCTGTTCTACAGTAAAAGATATTTCGTGATGACTATCAACCCATATAAAGGCTATAGCCATAAATGATAAGAATATAAGCGCCATAGGGCGCGTGTTTTTACTAAGCCACGAATCAGATGTCATGTCCGATTCCCAACGTTTTGTTATTTGGTCTTCTGCATTAGCTGCGGCTTTTTCAACTATGACTTGAATTTCTTTTTTAATTTCAAGTTTTTCTTCGTCTGTAGTTGTTAGCTTGTCAATAACGTCACCAACATCTTTGATAACGTTACCGCTTAGCCATTCCCAAATTTTTTTCAATGCTAATTGTATTTTCTGCTTACATTGCCTGATTTTTTGTCAGTAACAAGGCTAAATTTTGCAGAAATTTTTTGATCGTCAGCTTTTAATTGCGCAGAGCGTTTTCCTGTTGCTTTAGAGTCAGTTTTTCTTTTTTCTGTATACTGTCCTCCCCCTAAATCAGTTACACCTGTAATAGCGCCTCTATCTCCAGCTGGAGCATTGGGATTCGATTTTCTGAAGTTTGCTAGTGAAGCTTTTGCTTTACCTAAATCAGAAAACATAGTTTCAACGCCTTGTATTCTAACTGAAACTTTTTCATCTTTTCCTAATTTAGTCTTTTCTTTAATTGGAAAATTTGTAGCTTTAGCCGGCGATTTGCTATAGGACCCGCCCATGTTTATAGGCGTTGACATGTGCTTTGAAATTGGATTTATGCTCATTAAGTTTGATTTTTCTTGTTTGATAGATTCCATGTTATTTTTTTGTCATTATTAATGTTTCGTTGTGATCACCTGTAAACACACATTCTAATGTATTTTTGTTTATGACCTTGTATTTTAACTTAAGCTTATATCCATTTTTAGGATTATGCACTATAGTTGTTATTGTATTTTTAGTTTGTGCTATTATTGTTTCAATAAGCGTGCTACTTTCTTTAAAACTATAACTAATAATATCAATTACTGAATTGTTATTAGCTAATATAATTGTTTCATAACTAGAACCGGGAGTTAACCAAGTGCCTTGAAATTCTTTTTGCGCATTGCTGAATAGTGTTGCAAATAATGTAACTATAAATAATTTTTTCATAATATTAAATTTAAGTGTTGTATTAATATTATTACATAAATCTAAGCATTTTTATAAGCTTCATTTTCCCAAGGCAAATTTTTTGCCCCTTCTTTCATATCAGCTCTTGAATATTTTTTGCCTTTCCAGTAAACAAAATTATCGTCGTAATCTAAATCACCACGTTTCATTTGGTCTATATGAACCATTTCATGATTAATTACATCCTGACATTGGGAAGGATCTAAGTCTTTGTTTAAAATTATAGTGCCATTGTTATTAGCTTTACCCATAACACCTTCTTCCATATCTACATTATAAATAGGAGTATTGTCTATTTTATACGGAGCGTTGTCGAGCTTAAAAGCCATAGGTTATTTTTTATATGGGAACATTTTATTTAATGCTCCTTTTCTGGCTTCACAACCGCAAGGGAGGTTTAATCCCTTGCTCATTGTGTCAACCATTGTTTTGATACCAGTAGCTTTAGTAAACTTCTCTACACTGTCTCCTAAGCCTTTTGATCTCATAATTATGCTATTGCAATACCTGATACAGAAATACCTGTTGGTAACTGTACTCTAGCTTTAACACCACCTGGGTTAGCTGTTAACGCCGCGTTAATTGCGTCTCTTACTGAAGGAACTGTTCCTACTGAAGAATGAGTAATTGTTGCAACATCTTCAGCGGCTTGTGAGCTAGTTAATAAGATAGTTGTTGTAGTAGCTGAAGCAGCTTCTACTGTGATAATTTGATCAACATTGAATAAATAATCTCCTCCACTTAATCCAGTAGCTGAAGATTTAATTGCGATAAATTTTGCCATTTTGTTTTTGTTTTTGTTTTTGTTTTTGTTAATGTTTATGTTTATGTTTTGGCTAGGTTTTTACAGTCCTAATCTGTTTTATTTTTACATATTTTTTTCGATAGCAGCCTGTCTTTTAGATTCGTATTCAGACATTTTACCGTCTTTATCTAAATCGCCTTTCATATAAGCAGCAGATCCTTTTTCCATGCTATGCCCCATAGATATTGGGCTTACATGTTTTGACATCCATGATCCTCCGCTTGCAACTTTTGCTACCGGGTTATCTTCAAGTAAATTTTTTTTTTCTTGTTTGATAGATTCCATAGTTGTTTAGTGTTTTTTTTCGTCGTATTTTAAATCGCAAGCTAATTTTGAAATGTGTTTTTCGTCAGCTGTCATATTTTCATCGCTATGCCCGTGTTTGTTATCGTATTTCACATCTTGTTTAAGATAGTCCATATGTGCTTCGTCATCTCGTTTTGTAGCTCCCATATTAGAATCTGTAACTTTTGACCATTTTGCGTTTCCGCTATATTCTCCGTAATGTCCTTTATGCATAATTTTTATTTTTAATCTTCTTCTTGTATTTGATTATTTCTTTTTGGGTCTAAAATAGCTTTAATATCATTAACAGCTTTATCTTGGATGGGTTTTGCTATTTTTGCTAGAACATCATACATACCCGGAGAACTAGCCTCAGTAGTATTGGGTTTTGTGTTTGTTCCGTTGTCTGGTAATAAAGCCTTGAGGTCTGCAGGCATTTTAAATTTAGAATTCCAGTCAGTAGTCGTGGTTGTAGTTAGCGCTGTTTTTTTAGGGCATTTTTTTAAAACACTATCTTCTGTATATTGAACAGTGTTTGGGTCACTACACGGGTCGTTCTTTTTAGAATAACTTTTAGCTACATTCTCAGCTATACCATCTTGAAACTTTTGATGTACGTCGTCATAAGAAACCGTAACCATACCGTCGGCTCCTGAGCTATATGCTCCCCGCAGTGGTGATTTTTGAAAAAATGGACTCGAAAATTTAGAGCTACTCATTATTTATAAACTTTGGCTCTTGATGAGATTGGCCCTTCCTGGTAGCCGTATCCGCAAGGTGCTTTAGATACTTGCATACCTGTTATGCCTGAGCTTGATCCTACACCCATTGGAAAACCTTCTTTGCTCAATGGACCATCCCATACAGCATTTTCACCTACTTGTCCTTCTAGCTTTTGATTAGCTAATGTTTTTATATCTTTTTTCATAATTTTTATTTTACAGGATATGTTTTTCCGTTTACATTAAAAGATTTTTCACCACCTGCTTTAGCTGCTTCCAGCGCTCCAATAAAAGCATTGCCTTCTAAGGGAGAATCATCTTCCATTCTAAATGCAGTTCCTGGTGCTTGAGCGCCTCCATAAGCGGCAGGTATAATTTGATTTTGCGCAGATCCTAAAGCATTTTGATTTGGGTATAGGTTCTGCTGCATTTGACCAGGCTGTACTCCTAAATTTGTTGTGCCGTCAAGTGCTCCTGTTTGCTGAGCCATAGCCCCAGCAATTCCGCCAATCATTTTATTTGGTGATTTCATATTATCTTTCTTTGTCTTTGTTTACATTTTTAATAGAAGTTATAAGAACTTTATCTGTATACGTCTTACCCTTCATAATACTGTTTCTGTGAGTACTTGTAGGCAAATCATCTTGCCCTAGTATAATTCTATACATTTGTTTAATTAAATGTTTGCATTTAAATGAAACCTTATATATATGATACTTTTGAGTCGTTCTATTTCTATGTCTCCACACAACTATCCAGCCTTCTTTAAGTAATCGATTCCACCTGCGGTTATCCCAACTATAGGAATAACTACCAGCCTCGAAATCTTTTTTTGTAAACATATCCATGCAATCCAGATAAATTAAAAGCTCTAGATCAGCATCATTAAGGTTGTTGTTTCTGCAAGCCCATTTACGTATTATACGATAATGTTTAAACAGATTCATATCCTTGAGATCATCTGCGTCTAGCCTTTTCATAAAACAACAACTACATCTTGTGCCTTGATAACATGATATGTTTGTTTGTTTATTTCTATTTTATGCCCTGCGTGCCGATCAAAAAAGATTTTATCTTTCTCTTTTAACCCTTCTACTTGTTCGCCCAGTGATAACACTGTAGCTTCTGTATAACGTATATCTTCACGCTGATTTTCTGCAAGAAGTAAGCCACCTTTTGTTTTAGTAGTTCCTTCTTTTAACTTTTCTATTATTATATTTCTACCTATCGCTTTCATCAATTCTTAAATTATTGATTACACAATCAGTTGATAATATTGTTGTTGCTT